TTCCCGGCCTCAACGGGGTTTACGAGGGGCCGCCGGTGAAGGCGACGCCGCCCTATGCCGAGATCGGCGAGACGCTGAGCGGCGACTGGGGGGTGAAGGACCGCGACGGGCGCGAGCTGCGGCTGGCGGTGACGGTGCGCGATGCGGGCGAGACGTCCGCGCGGGTGCAGGCGCTGGGCGACGCGGTGGGTGCGGCGATCGCGGGGATGCCACGCGATCTCGATGGGTGGCGGGTGGCGAGCCTGGTGTTCGTGCGGTCCCGCCTGCTGCGGCCGGCGCCGGGGCGGTGGGGCGTGGTGATCGAATACCGGGTGCGGGTGCTGGCGGCGGCTTAGCACGGCGGATTTTCAGAACAACGAGGAGCAACATATGGGCGCGGAAAGTGGCAGGGCGTTTCTGTTGAAGGTCGGCAATGGCGGTGCGCCGCTGGCCTTCTCCACGGTGGCGGGGCTGCGCACGACGCAGCTTGCCATCAATGGCGACATGGTGGCGATCACCTCGAAGGATTCGGGCGGGTGGCGTGAATTGCTGTCGGGCGCGGGCGTGCGATCGGTGAGCGTGTCGGGCGCGGGTGTGTTCACCGGATCGGGCGCGGAGGTGCGGCTGAAGGGCAATGCGCTCGCCGGGGTGATCGACGACTACCGGCTGAGCTTCGAGAGCGGCGAGACGCTGACCGGGCGGTTCCTCGTCACCAAGCTGGAGTACGCCGGCGATTACAACGGCGAGCGCAGCTACACGATCGCGCTGGAAAGCTCCGGCGCGGTGGTGCCGGCATGAGCGGCGCCAACCCGATGCGCGGCGAGGCGGCGATCCGCATTGCGGGGGAGACGGTGGTGCTACGGCCGAGTTTCGCCGCGCTGGTCGCGGCGGAGGCGGAACTGGGGCCATTGTTCGCGCTGGTCGAGCGGGCGGCGGCGGGGCAGCTTGGCCTGGCCGAGCTGGTCGGATTGTTCTGGCACTGCCGGCACGCCGCCCCGCCTGCGATCGACCGTGAGGCATTCGGCGAGAGCATCGTCGCGGCCGGACTGGCGGCGGCGACTCCGGTGCTGCGCGTGCTGCTGGCGCAGATCCTCGGCGGGCGATGAGCGACCGGTTCGCGCAGGCGGCGGGGCGGCTGGCGGGCTTGGCAGGCGTGGCGTTCGGCTGGTCGCCCGATCGTTTCTGGAACGCGACCCCCGCCGAACTGGCGGCTTTGGTGGCGGTGCTGGCGGGCGACGACGCCGTGCCGCTCGATGCCGCGACGATCAGGACATTGCAGGAGGCATTCCCGGATGGATGAGGAAATCGACCGGCTGGTGGTGAGCGTGCGCGCCGACACCAGCGGCTTTGCGCGCGACGTGGATACGATGCGCGCCAGTCTCGACGGGCCATTGTCGAGCGGCGCGGACCGGGCGGGTCGATCGATCGAGAGCGCGCTGGTGAAGGCGGCGAAGACCGGATCGCTCGGCTTCGAGGATCTGCGCAAGGTGGCGCTGTCGGTGCTGGGCGACATTGCCGGTGCGGCGGTGCGCGGCGGGATCGGCGCGGTGGTGGGCGGTGGTTCGGGTGGGCTGCTGTCCGCGCTCGGCGGGTTGTTCGGCGCCGCGCCGGGGCGGGCGACGGGTGGGCCGGTGTCGCCGATGCGGCCGTACATGGTGGGCGAGCGCGGGCCGGAACTGTTCGTGCCGACCGCAAGCGGCAGCATCGTGGCAGTAACGGGCGGCGGCAGCCGCACGGTGAGCGTGGCGATCACCGTCAACGCCGCGCGGGGCGAGAGCGGCGCGGCGCTGACCGCATCGAGCCGACAGGTGGCGCGCGCGGTGAAGGCCGCGCTGGCGACGGAGTAGAACGATGGCATATTGGCTGGCGTCCGAACGAACGGTGCAAAGCGAGGGCGTGATCTCGCGCTTCGATCCGCGTTTCTGGACGGTGAACTTCCCGCGCCCGATGATGGCGGCGGTGACGACGATCGCGGCGGATGCGCTGCGGGTGGATGCGGTGTTCTACCGCGCCGACGATCTCGCCGGGCTGATCTGGGAGGCGGAGGATCGGTTCGACCACCCGCTGCTGAGATACGAGACGGCGCGCGATTTTCGCGGCTGCCGGCTGGTATTCCGCTGGCGGTCGGGCGGGATGCGGCCGCTCGATGCGGTCAATGGCCCGGTGTTGACGATCGAGGGGCGTGACGCGGATGGCACGGCGCGCGCGTGGTACGTGCGGCTGTGGAATTATGCGATCGGCACGCCGGAGGATGCGACCGTGGCGATCGACTTCGCGGCCGTCGACGGCGGGTTCCTGCTGCCGGGCGAGGCGGTGCCGGTGTGGGCGGGCGATATCGACCGGATGTTCGTGTCGCTTGTGCCGCCCGCTTACGACGGCAGCGATACGGTGCTGGCGGAGCCGGCGGAGGGTTGGGTCGAGATCACCGACATCGCCTGCGACGGGCCGGGTGCGGTATTGGCGATCGGCGACGTGGTGGTGCCGGCGCACGGCTTCCAGATCGCGGGTGGGTATGACGACAGCTACAACCTCACGCCCGCGCGGTTGCTGCGCAATGCGGTGCAACTGGGGTATCGCGGCGCGATCGTCCATTACCTCGGCATGAGCCATTATTTCCGGCTCGGCGCCGGATTGCTGGTGACGCTCGACGGCGGGGCGCTCAACGTGGCGGCGCGGGCGTGGCAGCGCGATTATGCGGTGCGGGCGCAGGCGCTCGGCTATGATCTGATCTGGTCGCTCAGCTACGAACTGTTCGACGCGCATTGCCCGGCCGACTGGAAGCAGCGCGCGAGGGATGGATCGCCCGCGTTGACCGGATGGGTGCCGCCCTCGACCTTGCTGTCGCCCGCGCACGACGCGGCGATGGCGTATCTGCACGCGGTTGCCGCCGAGGTGATCCAGATCGCGCTGGCGGCGGGGCTGGCGGCGAAGTTCCAGGTCGGCGAGCCGTGGTGGTGGGTGATGGCCGATGGTCGGCCGTGCCTCTACGATGCGGCGGCGCGGGCGGCGTTCGGCGATGTCGTCGAGATCGTTGACGTGCGTGGGGTGCAATCCCCTGCGGCCACGGCGTTGCTCGATGCGGCGGGGGCGATGCTCGCCGCATCGACGGCGGCGCTGATAGCGGCGGTGCGTAGCGTTGCGCCGGCGTGCGAAACGCATCTGCTCGCTTATCTGCCGAGCGTGCTGGCGGCGGATGCGCCCGAGGTGCGGCGCGCCAATCTGCCGCTCGGTTGGGCGCGACCGGCGTTCGACGTGCTGCAGCTCGAGGATTACGATTACGTCGTCGCCGGCAACACCGCGCTCAGCGCGCGTGCGATCGCGGCGGCGCAGGCGCGGCTCGGCTACCAGACCCGCGCGACCGATTACCTGTCCGGCTTCGTGCTGAAACCCGAGGATGCGTCCGACTGGGGCGCGATCGACGCCGCCGCCGACATGGCGCGGGCGCGCGGCTGCAAGCGCGCGATCATCTGGGCGCTGCCGCAGGTGATCCGCGACGGATACGTGCATTTCGATGAGGAGACGGACGTGCAGGCCTTCGACGATGTGCTGTTCCCGATCGCGCTCGGCCGTGAGGCCGAAGTGACGCCCGAATATTCCACCGCGATCGTGACGAGCGCTGGCGGCAACGAGATGCGCAATGCCGACTGGGCGGCGGCGCGCACCCGCTACGACGTTGGGCCGGGGGTGCGATCCGAGGCCGATATTGCCGCATTGCTGGCGTTCTTCCGTGCCCGCATGGGCCCGGCGCGCGGTTTTCGGCTGCGCGACCCGTTCGATGCGTCGTCCGGTGGCGCGGTGCCGACCGCGCTCGACCAGCGGCTTGGCATCGGCGATGGTCTCACCAGCCGTTTCGCGCTCGTGAAGCATTACGGCGCGGCGGTGCGGCGGATCACGCGCCCGGTCGGTGGCAGTGTCGCGGTCGCGGTGGATGGCGTGTCAACGGCGGCGTTTTCGCTTGGCGACGGCGGCGTCATCGAATGCGACGCCGCGCCGGCGGCGGGTGCGGTGGTGACGGCGGGGTTCCTGTTCGACGTACCGGTGCGTTTCGCCGAGGACAGCCTCAGCGTGACGCGGGCGACGTTCCTGGCGGGATCGGCGGCGTCGGTGCCGCTGATCGAGGTGCGGGAGGCATGAGCTTCCTCGACGGACCACTCTCCACGATTGCGCTGTGCTGGCGGATCGAGCGGCGTGACGGCATCGCGATCGGGCTGACCGGCCATGATCGCGATCTCGCCATCGACGGCCTCCTCCACCGCGCCGCACCGGGCATGACGCCCTCGGCCATCAAGCGCAGCGATGGCCTCGATGCCGATACGATGGACGTCGCGGGCGCGCTGACCAGCACTGCGATCAGCGCGCGCGATCTGGCCGCCGGACGCTGGGATGGTGCGCGGGTGCGGCTGTTCGCGGCGGACTGGACCGGCGCGGATGGCCGCGTCGCATTGGGTGAGGGCACGATCGGCGCGGTCGAGACCAAGAACGGCGCGTTCAGCGCCGAACTGCGCGGCGGCAGCGCCGCGCTCGACCGGCCCGTGGCGGAAGAAACTTCGCCCGAGTGCCGCGCGGAGCTTGGCGACAAACGCTGCCGCGTGGCGATGGCGGCGCGTCGACGGTTCGCACGCGTGGTGGCGGTGACCGGACGGACGGTAACGGTGGACACCGCCGAACCGGATCGCAACGCCTTTGGCGGCGGGCTGCTGCGCTGGTTCGGCGGCACGAACAGCGGGCTGGAGGGGGCGATCGCATCGTCGGACGGCACGAGCGTGACGTTGCGCACCGAACCCGTGTTCGCGCCGCTGCCGGGCGACCAGATCGAACTGATCGAGGGGTGCGACAAGAGCCTGGCGACCTGCGCGAGCCGGTTCGGCAATGCCGCCAATTTTCGCGGCGAGCCGTATCTGCCCGGTATCGACCTGCTCACCCGGTATCCCGGCGCATGAGCGCGCGGGAAGCGGCCGTGGCGGCGGCCCGCGGCGCGGTCGGCGTACGGTTCCGGCTGCATGGGCGCGACCCGGCGTTCGGGCTGGATTGCGTGGGGCTGGCGGCGCTGGCCGCCCGGGCGGCGGGGTTCACCGGGGCGATCCCGGCCGACTATGCGATCTGTGGCGGCGATCCGAGCGCGCTGATCGACGCGGTGGGTCTGGTGTGCGTCATCGCCCCGGCACCGGGCGATCTGCTGCTGTTCGCGGTTGGGCCGGCGCAGTTCCATCTCGCGGTGCTGGTGCCGGGGGGCGTCGTCCATGCCGATGCGATGCTGCGCCGCGTGGTCGAGCGGCCGGGTGAACCGCCGTGGCCGCTAGTCGCCGCATGGCGCCTCGAACGGGAGAACTGACATGGCGACATTGGTGCTGACCACGATCGGCAGCGTGATCGGAGGCCCGATCGGTGGTGCGCTCGGCGCGATCCTCGGGCAGGCGGTCGACCGCGACGTGCTGTTCAAGCCAAAAGGGCGCGAGGGGCCACGCCTGACCGAACTGGCCGTGCAGACATCCTCCTACGGCACGCCGATCCAGAAGGTGTTCGGCACGATGCGGGTGGCGGGCAGCGTGATCTGGTCGACCGACCTGATCGAGAGCCGCAACACCGCCGGCAACGGCAAGGGGCAGCCGAGCACGACCAACTACAGCTATGCCGCCTCATTCGCGGTGGCGCTGTCGGGCCGGCCGATCCTCGGCGTGGGACGGATCTGGGCGGACGGCAATCTGCTGCGCGGGATCGCGGGCGACTTCAAGGTGACGACCGGCTTTCGCCTGTACCTTGGCCACGAGGATCAGGCGGTCGATCCGCTGATCGCGTCGGCGGAAGGCGTAACCCTCACGCCGGCACATCGCGGCATCGCCTATGCAGTGTTCGAGAGCCTGCAATTGGCGGACTATGGCAATCGTATTCCGTCGCTGACCTTCGAGGTGATCGCCGACGCCGGGCCGGTCGCGGCCGGCGCGATCGTGGCGGAACTGTCCGAAGGAGTGGTCGACGGTAGCGGCGTGGCGCTACCGGTGCCGGGCTTCGCCGCGTATGGCAATGCGCGCGCGGTGATCGAGACGATCGGCTCGGCGACGGGCGGGTGGTTCGCGCCGGCAGGTGCCGGACTGGTGATGCGGACCGCTGACGCGGCAGACGGTGCGCTGGCCGACGACGGCGTTGCGGCCGGCACCACCGGCGGCGCGCGTGGATCGAGCGCGACGGCCGCAATCGAGACGGTGCCGCGCACGATGACGCTCGCGCATTACGATCCGGCGCGCGATTACCAGAGCGGCTTGCAGCGCGTGCGCCGGCCGGGCGCGGGCTATACCGACGAACGTATCGACATGCCCGCCGCGCTGGACGCGGCGGCGGCGAAGACGATGGCGCAGTCGGCGCTCGATCGTGCCGAGGCGGGGCGGGTGCGGCGTACCGTCGCGCTCGGCTGGGACGCGCTGGGCATCGCGCCGGGCGCGTGTGTCGCGATCGACGGTGCATCGGGGGTGTGGCGTGTCACCGGCTGGTCGTTCGAGCAGATGGTGCTGTCGCTCGAG